AGGATGGAGCTGCACAGATTAAACCCATGCTTGATGAAATCAAGCGTCGCTGCTCCAACAACAGGGGGTTGATTCTACAAAGCCTTACCCGCGCTGCCGGTCGTGAAATCCGCAACTATTCAGAGGCGTCGCCTAAAGATCTCGAAACCTGCCTGCACCAGCTCCCGACGAATCCTGTCGATGGAACCCGAACAGACATTGCCGGCAACGCCATGCCGACTACCCGCCCAAAGCTGGATAAAGCCCAGCTTACAGAACAGATTTTCAATGTTGGCCGTTCTCTTAATCTTGGCACTCCTCGACAGATTATTGCCGAAATTGGCAAGGTTGCAGGTAAACAAATCGCTTCAGCTACTCAGCTCAATGAGAATGAGCTTCTGGCAGTCTTGGAAAACTTTGAAGGGAGAACCGCAGCATGAGAAAACTCTACGAAATCCGCGACGATATTCAGAAGGCAATCGACTACATGATCTACGGAGACGAGGCACCGGCCACGCCATTAGAAGACCTTGAAATCGAGGCCGCCGAGAAGATCAAGGCGTGTTTTTACATCGTGCATCATCTTGAGGCTGAAATGGCCGAAGCCGACATTATTATCAAGAACGCACAGGAATACAAAAAAGTTAGGGCAGCCGCAATCGAGCGCATCGAGGCGGACATTAAGATCACCATGGAAGTCATGGGGCTGAAGAAAATCGACGAACCCGACTGTCGAATAACCATCCAGCCTGGCCGCGAAAGAGTCGAGATTCTCGACGCCAGCAAAATACCGGTATGCTTCCTCAGGATTATTCCTGAGACAAAAGAGCCGGACAAGGTTAACATACTGAAGGCGCTCAAAGCGGGCGAAGCGGTCGATGGTGTTCAGATCGGCATCGGCGATCCGATTTTGAAATATCCGAAACTGAAGGGAGAATAAAAGATCATGGCCTACATGGGCGACGTTTGCACGGGACGTAAGTATCAGGACAATCAGGGACAGGAAAAAACGAAGTACACGAAAATCGGGGCATGGTTCGAGAACGATCAGGGCCAGCTCTCGGTTAAGCTGGACGCTCTGCCGATGCCAGATGAAAAAGGCGAGTGCTGGTTGAAACTGTTCGTGCCTCAACCGCAGGACGGCCAGCAGGCTCCGCCGCAACAGCAGCAACCGCAGCAGCAGAGAGCGCCGCAGCAGCCGCAGCAGCAGCAGCGCAGAGGTAGATACTGATATGATCTACGCCAGAAAACCTCTTGAGGTCGATGCTATCAAGCTGCAGCAGTCGATGACCGTGGGCGACAAAACCGGCCAGCCGGGCGACTACTTCGTAACCTACCCAGATGGCTCAATGGGAATCGTCAGAGGGCCTGTTTTTGAAGCTAACTTTATGGATGCTGCTCTATTCAGGCCGCCCGCGCCGCAGATAATCCTGCCGCAGAACGCAGAACGAACTCCGCCACCGCCCCAGATGACAGAGATTGCTACCGCTAAGTTCGTCTGTGTCGGGTGTAATCGCGAGGTAGAGCAACACCTCTGGGACTCCAAGACGGCACAGTGTGTAACCTGCCTGCAGAAGAACGTCTACTGTCATACCTGCGGCGCTGAAGTTAAGCAGTATGAGATTATCGGGACCTATTGCCGGCGGTGTCTGAACAAACCCGCTTGACACAACTCGCCAGACAGATTATCTTTAAGGTAGTCTGTCTGGTTTCTTAAAGCGTCGCCCTGATTGTCACCGGGGCGGCGCTTTTTATACCGGGAATATAAAAATGAAAAAACAATGGTGTTATTGGTGGAGAGAAGTCAGGCTCAACCCCGAATTGAGTATTCTTACCCCTGACGGCGAATGGGATGTAGAGCAGCCTTATTTCTGGGCGGGATTCTGCTTGAGGCTTCGACTGGAAAAAGACCCGCTGACAATTCCGATTGGCATCAGGCTTGGATTTTTTAAATCGACAGGACGTTATCAACTATGAAAATAAATCTCCGGCCATATCAGCAGTCTGCAATAAGGCAGGTAATCGACGCCATAGTTACCGGCTGCAAGCAGATGATAATTCGCGCCCCCACAGGAGCCGGCAAAACAATCATTGCTGCCCGAATTATTTACGGGGCCGAAGCGAAAAAAACTCGTGTGCTGTTTCTGGCACACCGCACCGAACTGATTACACAGTGCTCCCAGAAGCTCGATGATCTCGGAGTGTTTCATGGGATCGTTAAGCCTGGGTTCAATCCTCAGATGACCGCCCGCGTTCATGTCGCCAGCGTAGCGACTCTGGTAAACCGGCAATTCCCCGCGCCGGACATTATCATCATAGACGAGGCGCACCACGCCAGAGCCGCCAGTTATGAAAAGATCGTTGCCAGATACCCGAACGCGATACTGCTGGGCCTGACCGCGACGCCAGCCCGGACGGATGGTAAGGGCCTTGGGAAACTTTTCAAAAGGATTATCAATGTCACAAATTATACCGATCTCATCTCGGAAGGGTATCTTGTACCTTTCAGAATATTCGAGCCGACGAAAATCGACTTTACCGGTGTCAAAACCGTCGCCGGTGACTTCAATAAGAAGCAGGCAGCCGAGCGCATGGCAAAGTCGAAAATCCACGGTGATATTCTTGAGCAATGGAAGGATAAAGCCAGTGACCGATCAACGATTCTTTTCGCCGCTTCGGTTGCCGACTCCCGAAAATACCTCGAAGAGTTCCGAGCTGTGGGGGTTGTGGCTGAACACGTTGACGGAACTACGCCGGACGATGAACGCAAAGCAATCTTTGATGGCTTCCGCGCTGGGCGCATACAGCTACTTTGTAATGTCGGCGTCGCTACAGAAGGAACAGACTTACCGATCGCCAGCTGCATCATTCTCGCCAATCCGACCCGTTCTTTAGTTTTGCATCACCAGATGGTCGGGCGCGGTCTCAGGCCGAATGACGGGAAAGAAGATTGTATCGTCCTTGACCATGTTGGGAATCATAGCCGACTCGGCTGGATTGATGACGAAATCGAATGGACGCTCGACTGCAATAAGTCGGCCAAGAACCTGACCAGAGAAGGGCCAAAGGCGCAGCCGATCAAGACATGCCCGAAGTGTTACATGAGCCTCAGGGGTGGCTCTCCAAAGTGTGAACGCTGCGGACATGAGTTTGTTAAACAGGGCAGAGAGCTGCAGACGGTTGCTGGGGAACTGAAGGAAGCGGTCAGGACTCCGAAAACATACGGAACGGCAAAAGACCCGCTGACTTTTTTCGTGGAAAAACTTCTGCATGGTGAAAAGAATGGTTATAGGCCGGGCTGGGCTGCGGTTCAGTTTAAAGTCGTTTTCGGAAAATTCCCAGACTTCCCGAAGGCGGATGTTAAGATCAGGAGGATGGAGCTTGAAGGTTAAAATTCCGAAACATCACCCAGACCTGCCATATAGCTACCTGGTTATGCTGCGAGACATCAGAAGCTATCTGGCTCGGAAAGAAAGGAAAGCAAGACGATGCTCAAATGGGAAGTCGCAGAGCGCGGAAAAGTCACCCGATACTATGAAGTGCATCAGAGAGACACCAGCAAAAACGGACATTCGAGGCCGACAGTGATCTGTAGGGTGTCAGACATGGGAACGCAGCAGGCTCAGGCCGCAGCACATCTGATTGCGGCGGCACCGAAAATGAAAGAGGCTCTGCGGGAAATCACCAAAATTCTGCCGACACTGAAGGAGCTGGAGAGCGTAAAAGCTGTACTGTGGGTGCTTGAATGACACCATACTCAGAATGGGAACTCAGAGAACTACGGAGGTTATATGAACTCTTACGACAAAACGACGCCAGAATCAGTAATCCAGTCAGACCTGATACTGGAAGTGTCGCGACTGTTCGCAAATGACCTGACTATCTGGCGCAGCAATACCGGCGCTGCGTTCGATAGGGAAGGGCGCATGATTAAGTTTGGCGTGAAGGGGCAGGCTGACATCAGCGGGATTATGAAACCGCTCGGAGCCAGAATCGAGATCGAGGTTAAGCGGCCGGGCGGCAAGCAACGCCCAGAGCAGAAGCAGTATGGGCAAATGATTAAGGACCATGGCGGCGTCTATCTACTGTGCGATGGCGATATAATCAAGCAGGTAATTGAGCCTTTGAGGGAGCGCCTGGAAAGAGATCGAAAGGTGATCCGCTGAAACGTCTGGTAATAAATCTTATGTAAACCTGGGGGTTGAAAAATGAAAAGTGAAACGCCAAGAACTGACGCGGAGTTGAAATTAGAAGCATTTTTTGATGGAGCCGGTATTGTTGAAACCGTTCTGGTTGAATTTGCGGAACAGCTTGAAACCGAGCTTGCCGACAAAGACAAGCAGCTCGCCGAGGCGCAGTCGAGAATTGTGCTCTTGGAACACACAATCGATGCGGCGAACAAAGAACTAGGCGAATTGTGCCCGAACGGAGGCACTGTCGTGGACACAATTTCCGCTCTTAGAATACAGCTCGGTGTTTTTGAAAACACGGTTGCTGAAAATGCCCAACTCAGAGAAGAACTGGCCGAGGCGCGGGCCGAGATCGAGCGCCTAGACCATCATCGGCGAGCAGGTTGGACAGAGCTCAAGCGCAAAGACGCGCTGATCGAGCAGATGCGGGAAATTTTTCAAAATATTGTGGATTACCCGGGACATCCAGACTTTACAAAAAATGAAATCCACTCAATGCAAATGCTGGCAATTGAAGGAATCTGTGCAGCAGAGGGGGGCGAGTGATGCTTGAGAAAACATCTCGGTTTATGCGTAAGCACTGCTTCACGGACGAACCCCATTGCGGCGATCATCTAAGCGTCTGTAACGTGTGTAATCAGAAGGCATGGTTGATCGAGGACATTAAGCACAGGTCCGACTGCGAGGTGGGCGGTGTTCTCAAGGAAATTCGAGGTGCTACGGAGGTGAACGATGAGCGCAAAGACAAGCTGATCGAGCAGATGCGGGAGGCGCTAAACGTATTGGTTGCAAGTGCAACGAAGCGCGGCCCTTTGTGGCACGGTAGCGCCGAAATGCAAATAGCAAAGGCCGCGCTTGAAGCGGCAGAAAGGGGTGAGTTATGAGCGGTATCGATAATATCAAATCTTGTGGAGGTATGACTATGAAACCAATCGAATTAGCACGGAAATTGAATTCCTGTAATAATGCTGCAGAGTTCGTCATCCAGTACGAAACCATTGAGGAAGCTTGGGCCGCCTGCCCGCGTGGTGACTGGATGCTGTGGACTGCCGCTGAGCTTAAAATAGATCGACGATTACTGGTTGGTGTTCTAGGAAAATGCGCTAGAACAGTCCAACATCTGATGAAAGACCCGAGAAGCATTGCAGCTCTCGACGCCTGCGACAAATACGCAGCAGGCGAAATTTCCGAGAAAGACTTAAGAGCTGCTGCTGCTGCTGCTGCTGCTGCTGCTGCTGCTGATGATGCTGATGATGCTGATGCTACTGCTGCTGCTGCTGCTGGTGCTACTCATGCTGCTGCTGCTTATGCTGCTTATGCTGCTGCTTATGCTGCTGCTGCTGCTTATGATGCTGCTTATGCTGCTGCTTATGCTGCTGCTTATGCTTATGCTGCCCGAAAAGAAAACAGATTGCAAACCGCGGACATCTGTCGAGAATTTCTGACCGATGCAGTTATGGCGGCGGTTATGGCTATGAATGAACCGGAAACAACGTAATTATCAAAAACCATGGCAGATACCGACCCTCTTAATATTCTTGCTGAAATAGTGTTTGCATCCGCGAATGATGTTCTTGCAGGGCTGCAGACATGGGAAGAACACGAAGCGTATCTCAGACAGACATTTGAAGAATACGCTGCGAAAGGTATAAAATTACCTCTCGATCTAACAATGGAGAAACCAGACTATGAGGAAAATCATCGAGATCGTTTACCGCCAGCCCGACAACCTGAGCGGAAAGCTGAGCAAAAAGCAGAGAAACTTCCAGATATACGCACAGGCATACTGCCTAGGCTTGATTGAGACGGACGCGACACTTGCCGAAATGCTGGCAATGTCGGCTGACATTTCCGATCACATCGTGGACGACCTGATCGAGAAGATAGTCGAGGTGAGACGCCATGCTTAACCTCTTATTCGAGACTGACGACCTCATCGAAATCAGGTGTCTGCACAAAGACCAGATCAGGACAACCGAGGGCCGATACGAACCAGAACCGCACATGTTCTACGGGACATACATCGAGCTGCGCCAGAAGGCTTCTGAGCTGAGCCGGCTCAACACCATGGGCTATAACATCTACTTCGGCGCGAATCCCAGAAACCCTGCCGCCAGAAAAACCGCCGAAAAAGCTCGCTGCCTGTTCGTGGACCTCGACCACACTGACGCCGACGAGGCCGAGGCCTGGCTGACTGTCATCATGGCAGAATGGCATATCCCCTACCCGACTGTCATAATGAGTTCCGGCAACGGTATTCATTATTACTGGCGCATGGACTCGCCTCGTCCGATCGCCGATTGGCACCGATTCCAGAAAGCTCTGATCGCAACCTTCAATCTCTCTGGCAAGATCGCCGATCCGGTCATCCACGACGGGCCGCGCATCATGCGCTTGCCGAATTTCATCAACCACAAGGGCGGGGCCGTGGCTTCCGTTCTGTATCAGAACGATACTGCCGCGCATTATGACTGGTTCGAGTTCGAGCATTGCCTGAAGAATGGACCGGTCGAACAGGCACCACAACCCCGAACTGACTACCAGGGTGACAATGCTAATGCGCTGGAGCGTGCTTTGCGATACCATGAGCGCCGAGACGGGTGTGGTCAGGGCGGCCGCAATGCCGAGTGCTATAAAATCGCGGCCTGCTGCCAGAATGATTTTGGTCTTGGAACTGAAGATACTTTTCATGTAATATGTGTGTGGAATCAGAAAAACTCTCCGCCTCTCCCAGAGAGAGAGATCAGAGAAGTGATAGAGAAAGCGAAGAAACATTCTGCAGCGTCCCCAACGCTGAGTAAGGACAGACCGCCGATGCTTGAGAGAAACCCAGACTGCCCGAAGGAGCCGATTTACACTGATGTCACGGTCCCTACTGCAACCAGAACCGCTGACGGCGCGAATCTAGAAGATGTCGCCTATATGCTCGATAACTACGTCCTGATCGCCGGCACTATGGATTGCTGGGACTTGGAACACGGTATTATGATGCCGGTGCAGGCGCTCTCGCTGCTCTATCCCAAGGAAATCAAATACTGGAAAGAGGATCCGAACCGGAAAGTCATTCTCGCCAACGACCTTGTGTTCGAGCCTTCTGGGAATGTTAAACCCGGTCAGATCAATACGTTCTCTGGCTTCCAGTTCGCAGCCGATACCCGGCCTATGCCGCTGCTGACCGCTCATCTTGAAATGCTCTGCAACGACGATCAAAAGGTTTTTGAGTGGGTTATGAGCTGGTGTGCGTTCCAGGTCCAGAACCCCGGCACGAAATTGGCAACCTCGATCATCATGCACGGCAAACAGGGGACCGGTAAGTCGATGTTCTGGGAGTGCTTCGGCGAGATATTCGCCCCATACTTCGGCGTTATCAACCAGACGATTCTGGAGTCTGATTTTAACGGATGGGCCTCTCGCAAGACGTTCGTCCTGGCCGAAGAAGTTCTTGCAACTCAGAGCAAATCAAAGCTAAAGAACGTCATTAAAGAAATGATTACTGGCGGCTCGATCGAGATCAACCAGAAATTCTCTCGCCCGTGGCGCGAACGCTGCCATATGAACATGGTATTCCTGAGCAACAACAAATTGCCCATGCTGCTCGATGAAGATGACCGCCGATTCTGCGTCATCAAGATAGACCAGAAGCAAGATGAGGATTACTACCTCGCCCTGGCTGCAGAGATCGCCGACAACGGTCCAGCCCGTTTCTATCATGCTCTGAAAACATGGGACCTTAAGGGCTTCCATGCTCATACCAAACCGCCCGTCACCATGGCTAAACAGGAACTGATTGAGCTGGTCAGAGACGCTTGCAAAATCTTTCTCGATGACTGGCTTAATGAAGAGATCGACGATTTGCCCTGCTGCGAGTGCAAGAAGCAAGACCTCTACGACGCCTATGTCGCATACTGCCGCTGCTCTGGCCTGTATGTTAACTCGAAGCGCCATTTCTACCAGATCGTCGCTGAAGATTACCCTTCAATATCCGAGGTCAGGACCAAGGCATACCGCGCCCTCAACCCGTTCAAGAATCAGGCGATGGGCGTCGGCGATTTCCTCGATGCCCTCAATAAATACATCGGCAAGCGGCAGGATCGCAAAGTATGAAAACCATAGCCGCTCTGCGTTTCCCGGTATCGCTGCTCGATGCCGCGAACCAGTGGAAAACCACCCGCAACATTGCCCGCCAGCGCCTTCTGGCTGCCGAGCGCGACGGATACCTATTCCACATTAAAGACATGGGCCGGAAATTCTACACCCCAACAGAAACCGGCCTCGCCTATATCGTTTTGCATCGATGACATCCAAACTCCGTTCGCCCGGCTTAACCGCCGGGCTTTTTTTATATGATTTATATAATTCCATTCGCTTAATTTTCGCCACCCTGCCCCGCTTGTTCGCCTTTCATTCGCCAGCGCACCGCCGGCGTTTATGCGGCTTTATAAAGACCACTGCCCCTATCACAGACGGGTGGCTTCTCTCCGACGGGTGACAGAAGTGACAGAAGGTGACAAAATCAAAAAAGTTCTGTCACCACATCCAGCGGCATCAGAAGCGAGTTTCAGATACCGGTGTCAAGAGTGTCAGAATTTTTAGATACTAGTACAGAAATAATAATTAGCATATGCTAATAGAATATATAAGGGGGTGTAGAAAATTCCTGACACTTCTGTCACCCGCTCCGCAAACCAGCATCAAAGCAGGCAAACCCAGATGACAGAACTTTTTTTATTTTGTCACCTTCTGTCACCTTTTCAGGATTGATGCGGGTTTCTTCTGTCACCAGCTTCTTGGGGAAATAAAAAACCCCGGATTGCTCCGGGGTCTATCGTTTCAGTTATCTGGGGCTGTGGTCCTCGTCCATGATTGCTGCGCTTATTGCCTGCATCAATTCGTCTGGCTCGTCGATCAGCCTGTCATCGTCTGCATCGTCCCAGCTTATTATGATCTTTCCCTGGTGGACCTCCCAAGGCCGAGTTATCCCGGCTGCTGTTACCCAGCCGGACTGCTCAATGTTATTCAGTATTCCGATCTCAACCGTTATGTTCATCTCTGCACCTTTCGCAATGGTATCTGTTCTTCGCCAGCTTGTATGCCTGCCTCATGCTTCTTGCGATGATTGCTCTGCCGCATTCCGGGCAACTTATTTTCATATACATTTCCTTATGCTCCCATTACCGCGCTGATTGTTGCGAACGCCAGCCATACCGAACTTACCGCCGCGAGAACTGTGATAACCATTGCCAGCTCTGCCTGTTCCCTCCGCCGAACTGCTTCTTTGTGCCTTGCCAGAGTTTTATTCATTCTCGATACTCCTGTCTGGTTTTACGGCTGGGGCTTGTGACCAGCGCTGCCGCATTAACAGCCCTTGCGGGCTGCCACTCTGCGTTATTTATTCATCCCATTCTCGGTAAATCCCTTCACAGATCGGATTGAACGTGTAGTCTGAGATTACTTCAGAACCGTCCTCGGCGTTGCAGTAGATCAGAACGAACGTGCCGACGTATTTCTTCTGCTCCGCATCCCACAAGGCTAGGTAATCTTCGCTGGTCGTATCCAGCTTGCTGAATATTTTTTCCGGGTCAGTAGACTTTCTCAGCACAACTTCTTCTTCGTCCTGAACCGTCACCTTGTAGCCTCTCTTCAGAATAATCTCGATCAGCCTTCTGACTTCCCGTTCGTTTCCTGCGTTCATGTTTTTTCTCCTGAGTTTTGATTATCTGGACTTGGGACCAGACTGTGCATTAACGGCCATCACTGGCCGCCACTCTGCTTATAACATTCCGTTCTCCCTGAATGAAAAGTAACCCGGCTGGTCCATCCCGATTATTACGTGGTCCAGCATCCTTACTGATAACGCATCCGCAGCTGCAACCAGCGCTCTTGTTATGACTATATCCGCGTTGCTTGGCCTTAACTGGCCTGTCGGATGGTTATGGACTACTATTATTCCCGTGGCGAACAGTTCCAGGGCTCTTCTCATAATCTGTCGGGGGAAAACCGATGCCTGATCTTCAACGCCTTCACTTAATACCTCGTCTTTTATGATTCTGTTGGCGTTGTCTATGAAGATCACCCGCAGCTGCTCGGTTTCCCTTGTCATCATAACCAGCTTGAGGTATTCCATCAGGGCGCTGCTCTGGTTGATTATCGGCTTGAGATGCTGTATTTTCGCCAGCCTAGCCGCTTCCGTTGCTACGTCTTTTCTGGATGCCGGTCTGTATTCGCCTGTTTCTTCTTTCACGTATAGCATTGTCACCACTCCTGTCTGATTTTGCCGCCGGACTTGGGACCGGCCTGTAGCATTAACGCCCCGAAGGGCGCCCCTCTGCTTATGGGAGATCGACGCTTGCGAACGTCTTGTATGGCCTACCTTTCTTCAGGTCGAAGCAGCTCTCTTCTCTTTGCTGAAGCAGGTCTACGCCGGCCCGGCACTTCATCACGGGTTTAAGACGATCGCTAATCAGGGTCGCGTTCCAGATCGCGTCGGCCTTCTTTGTGTTCTCCAGCATCGTTTCGTACCAGAGCCGGACCAGTATTCGATATTCTCTGTCTGTCGCTTTCCATTCGGTTCTATTCATCTTCCGCGCCTCCAGCCCTGCATTTTATTCAGGCTCTCGAACAGGACCCGTTCAGCTTCTTCGAGTATCTCGCGGGCACTCAGTCTGTCATCCAGCACCGCAGCTCTCAGCTTATTGACTCGTTTGACCCTGGTCAGAAATGTGTTTTCCATGAGTGTCACCTCTGTCTGATTTACGTCGTCCGGGGCTTGTGACCGGACCGCCGCATTAACAGGCCTTGCGGCCTGCCACTCTGCTCTTATTATGGCTATAATTGTTTCTTTTATTTTTCGTTATCCCAAATTTCTTGCTGCAGATCACGATACAATCCTATTGCAAGCGGCTTTATGGTGTTTATCCGGCCAAGAGCGGCCCGTAGTATTTTGGCTCTTTCTGGTCCAGCTTCGAGGCGATGCGCTGCCCTGTAATAATACAGGACAGCGGCACTCTGGCGAGTAAACGCCGGATTGTTGTGTCCAATATTGCCAAGTTTTGCGGGTTCTGCGAAAAACAAATCAAAGGGGTGTTCGGCGGCTTTCAAATGATCAATCGGGGTTCTCATATTTTTTTTTCTCCGGAATTTCTTTAATTTTACCCGGACTTGTGACCGGGTTGTCGCATTAACAGGCCTTGCGACCTGCCACTCTGCGATTTAGTTTTCAATGATCTTGGGGCCGCTTCCGAACCCCTGCTATTATGAATTATATTTATATTATCGGCAAAATCAAGTAGAAAATTATATGAATTATATAAAATGTTTTGCTTGCGCCTTAGCTGGCTATTCATGCGGATATAGAAGGGATAGCTTTGCGGATTCCCGCTGCCAGAGCGGGTTTGCGGGCTTTTTTCTTCAAAGTGAACTTTTTTCGTGATAGCCTGCACCTGCTGTGGTATCCTGCATCTATGGCCGACAAGGAACTTAAGCCCCCAAAATCAAAACTTGTTATTATGGACCTACAGCGCATCGCGCGGTATGTTGCAGATCGTCCTGGCTGCGACCTGAAGGAAATGGCCGAGATTCTCGACCTGTCTTACGATGTCGTCCGCAAGTGGAAAGGCAAAGGCTGGTTTGCTCACCAGACCGCGTATGAAATCCGAAATGGCATCCCGCCGAAACCGACTATCGAGCTGCCGCGCATCGGCAGAAGAAAGATACCGAACCTATCTGGGGAGGTGGCACAGCCTCAGGCCATAGCTGGTAATGAGCGAGTTTATGCGCCGCCAGTGCCGCCGCAACGACAGCAGGAGCCGCCAGAGCATGAAGAGATTCAAGCGATTCCAGAAAACATAAAGATCAGCAGCCTGCGCAATCAGATCAAGCAGCGCATAATGATGAACCTGCAAGACTCTCAGGCAGTCAGCCAGTATGCCGCTGCGCTTAAAGCCCTTGCCGGCGTTCAGGATGTCGAGCTCGAAGAGATTTATGAGCAGGAAAAGATCATCAGGATTTATTGCCCTGCGGAAGAGCCAGTGCCAGATCAAATAACAGAGGTCGAGCCGATTGAATACTGAAGAGATTCTGTTGGGGCCTGAGTGGCGTCCGCATCCCAGACAGGCAAAGTTCCTCGCGACCCCGGCGCGTGAGGTTTTGTTTGGTGGCGCTCGCGGTGGCGGTAAGACGGACTGTGGGATTATCTGGGTTGGCCGTCCAGCCTTGGAGCAAAAGTATAGCCGGTTCAGGGGCCTTGTATTGCGCGAGACTGCAGACAGCCTTGCCGATTGGGTAGATCGTGCCAACGAGGTTTATAGTAAGACGGGGGCGCGTTTGATTATGACGCCTACGCCTCGCTTCGTATGGCCGTGGGGCGCGAAGATATTCACAGGGCACCTGAAGGACCAGCGTTCGATTCAGAAGTATATCGGTCGAGAGTTCCAGCGCATCCTGATCGAAGAAATGACCCAGCTTGAGGACCCGCAGCTTTACATGAAACTGTTGGGTTCGTGCCGTTCGACGATACCAGGACTCGATTCTCGCATAGCCGGCACCACGAATCCCGGCGGACCGGGGCATTACTGGGTTAAAAAGAGGTTCGTGGACCCGGTAGCGCCGATGACTTTGTTCCGAGAGACTGGCAGCCCTCTGACCAGAATATTCATTCCGTCGCTCGTGACAGACAACCCGACGCTTTGCGAGAACGACCCGGCATACGTCCATTATCTCGATAGCTTGCCCGATAAGCTCAAGAAGGCGTGGCGCTTTGGCGACTGGTCTATACTTGAGGGTTCATACTTCACTGAGTTTTCGCGCCGGACTCATACCATTAAGCCCTTCGAGATTCCTCCGAGTTGGGCCAGATACCGGGCGATAGACTGGGGATTTTACCCAGACCCTTGCGTGTGCTTATGGATTGCCGTCAGCCCGGACAAGTCGCGCCGGCGGGAAGTTGTTTACCGCGAACGCCATTGGACGCGTACCGTTCCTGAGGATGTCGCCAAAGATATTCAATACATCAGCCGGGATGAACAGATTACATTTACCGTCGCAGACCCGTCCATGTGGGCCAGTAAATCAGGACCTAGCGACGCAGAGCGAATGATGGCGAACGGCCTGCCATTGATTAAAGCCGATAATGCCCGCGTGTCTGGATGGACGAGACTGCATGAAGTCTTGCAGTTGCGGCACATGACGAAGCAGGCTGGCGAGGTTGTTAAGATCAGCGAGATGAAGATATTCGAGACTTGCGTTAAGCTGATCGAGGCGATAGAGATTGCCCAGCACGACGAACACGACCCTATGGACATTGCAGACAACAAACTCGATCACTGGATAGACGCGCTCAGATATTATTGCATGAGTCGTGCCAGTAAGGGTAAGATTAAAGACATAGTGCCGGACATTTTCAGCCTCAAGGCAATGCGGTATCGCAAGGAGAACAATAGCCATGGCAGATGAGATTATTAACAAAGGTCCTGACGGCAGCATCGGCGAACAGGCCGAAGTCATGCGCGATGTCGGGAAGTATCAGAAATGGATTAAGAGCGCCGAAAAAGCCAAGAAAGAATACAACCGCTGGGCAAAGCAGGGCAATCGTGCCTATCGCGGGTATGACGATACAAAAGCCGATAACGAATTGATGGCGAATGAGCAGACAAGGGATTCCGTGTTCAAGTATGAGATAAACTTCATTCGCCAGCCCATAGACCGCCAGATTACCAAAACATACGCGAGGAATCCGAAGTTTATCGCGAAGCCGACAGCGCCTATCTGGGTTGATGCCGGACCGATTCAGCAGCAGGACCCGATGACTGGTCAGGCGTTTTTGATGCCGCAAATAAATCCTCAGACCGGCCTGCCGCTGCAGAACGACATATCAGAGCAGGTGTGCGATGTTGTCGAGGCCGTCATGGAGGTCGAGTTTAAGGCTGCTAATTTCAAGGCAGAAGCCAAGGCCTGCACCAGAGAGGCGCACCATTCTCCAGCAAGCATCATGCAGATCGGCTATCAGTATAACGACCAGACCGGGCAGGATGAGATTTACTTCAGGCGTCGTCCGTTCAAGGATTTCATTATCGACCCATGCGCCGAGGTTTACGAAGGCGTCATCAGGCGTTGCAGATATATGGGCCTTAAATGGCAGCTTACTCGCGACGAGGCAGAGGCAATCGGGCTTACCTGGTCGGCGATCAGCCGGGAAGAGAATTTATCCCGGCAGGGCGACGATGATTACGACTCCAAGGCGGACGTGTACCAAATCTGGGACAAGCAGTCTGGGGTGGTGGTCTGGGTTCCGGCGAACGGAAAAGAGTATGCAAAAGAACCGCAGCCGTGGCCGTGGGAGCTGGACGGTTTCCCATTCGAGATTTTGAAGTTTACCGAGGACACCGATCAGCAGTTCTCAAAGCCGCTTACTCTTGCCGCGCTTCCGATTCAGGAAGAGCTTGCAATGCAGCGCGAAGAGATTTCGGCGCAGACTACGTTCTCTCGACCGTTCACGGTTTATGACCCGTCTGTAGTCGATGAGGATAAAATGACCGCGATCAGCCGGCGCGGCAAGGGCGCAAACATTCCGATAAATGGTCTGCTTGGTATGCCAAACTCGCCCATCCGAAGAGAGGCAGACGGAGGACTGACTCAGGAATATTACGCCCATTACGAACGCAATCGGGCAGAGCTGGTTGAAGTTCTTGGCACCAGTCAGAACGAAGCATTGAGAACCACAAAGTCTACCGCTGCAGAGAGTCAGATCGTAGACCAGAACGCCGGCAACGCCACAAGCGCAAAGATCGACATTCAGGCAGACTTTCTCAACAACTGTGCCCGCAAGGCGCTCAGGATTATGAGACAAATGTATGACACCGAGAAGGTCACGCAGATCACAGGGCGCGACAACTCGAAGTATTGGATTAAATGGATTGGCGCTCAGATTCTTTCTAGCGTGGACATAGAGGTTGAGACAGGTTCAACAGAGCGCGAAGACTCAATGTATAATCGCCAGATTGCGCTGAACATGCTCGAAGTAATGAAGGGCATACCTGGTATCGATATTGTGAAACTTGGCCTTGACGTTCTGAAGGAACACGGCAAGCGCAATGCAGACACCTACAGAATTGATATGATGCCGCCACAGCCCCAGACACAGGGAATGACTGGGGCTGGCGTCGGTCCGAAGCCTGGCGAGATTGATCAGCCTGCAGGCGTCGGTGCCACAACAGGAATGGATATGGCTACCTCAGTAGCCCGCCAGATGAATCCAATGCAGTAAAAAAATACCCGCCAGTAAAAATGGCGGGCTGGTTATGAGAGGATCTTTTGAGAGGATATATTTATGGTATTATTGAAACAGACAGGAGTCAATTTATTTTATGCCGATGTTTGACTACCGCTGCGATCATTGTGAAATAGTTGCAGAAGAATATGTAAAGCGTTACGATGATGAGGTAACGTGTGAATTGTGTGGTCAGAAGATGACCAAGTTAATGCCGACTTTCAAATACCAGTTCGCGACTGGCGACTTCTTTGAACCGTATGTCGATACCGATATACACCCAGAAGGCAAGCCGCTGAAGATTGGTAGTAGAGAAGAGTTTTTTACTCAATGCCGTAAACACGGTAGAGGGTATCGCAAAATTTCTGATAAAATGAGGTAAAGTATGGGCGAGAATGAAAGCCGGAGTCTTGAGCAGCTCGCGAATGAATTGTTCGACGAAATGGGTTTTAAGGAAGGCGACGAGACTTTCGTCGATACCAAAGCTCATTTGCCGAACAACGAATCGACTGCAGAGAATCATGGGGAACAAACAGAAACAGGTAAAGAGCCGGTAGCCGAGAAGCCTGTCGTAACAACAAAGGAAGAACAGCCACCGCAGCGACTTTACGCCGGGAAGTACAAGACACCGGAAGAAATGGAAGCGGCTCTCGTTGAGCTTGAAAAACCAGCTGAAAAGAAACTTCCTGATCTTACTCAGGAAGAACTGATCGTTCTTCACGAGCAGGACGAGCAGGACGGTAAGCAGTGGACGGTAGGCTATCTTCAGAAGAAAATGGTCGAGCGGAATCTGACAGACTTTGAGCTTGAAAAACTCAAGGAACTGGACAGCGCAAAACTTGATCTTTACGGCCAGTATGTCGCTGCAAAAACCAAACGCGAAGTCTACTCGGAACTTCAGCCGGTCTTAAAGCCAGTTCAGGAAGAACAGGCGAAACGTCAGTATGATACTTTCGTCGAAAACGAGAAAACCATTAACGACTCTAACAAAGTCGAGTTTGGTGAAGAGCTTGCCGAGCTTGAGAAAAAGATTTCAGACCCGAAGACTATCGAATCTGTTCTGAAGGAATCTCCACTCAGAGACGTTATTCTCAACGAATGGAATAACGGTTCAAAGGCCATGAGTCATAAGCTGTTGCTTAGAGAAGCGAAATTCCATTTTCAGAGACAGGTCCAGTCTAAGAAAGAGAAGTCTATCCCCGCAGACGTTACGGGTGCATCATCGAGCAGGAAGGTCGAAAAGACCGGAACACTCGAAGAGGCGTTCGACGAATCCTGCAGGGAATTAAACCTCTAAGGATAGCCCATTATGGCTTTCGATCTTCTCCCCCTGTTCAATTCGACATTTGAAAAATACGCACGCGGCGGGTTCGTTGACAACGTATCTGCCCGCGTTCCGCTGTTCAACTGGCTCAGAAAATCTGGTGCCTTTGATCTGTGGGACGGCGCAGGCAAATTTATTCAGGAAGAAGTCCTGACCACCCTGCCCGACTACCTTCAGGCTCTCGGACCATACGAGCAGATCAACCTGAAACCAGCTTCCGGCATGGAAGTTGTTCCGTTCCATCCGAAGGAAATCGTATTCCCGATCACGATTACTCATCGCGAAATGGAAGCCAACAAAGGCAAGCAGCAGGCAATCAGTCTGATTAAATCAAAGATCAAACAGGCAGAACTCGCGTTCGCTGAAGGTCTTGAAACCATGCTGTTTGGCGACGGCACCGCCCAGTCAGGCAAAGTAATGCTTGGCCTGGAAGCAATCATGCCCGATGCGAATACCGCTGGTTCTCTTGGTGGTTTTGCCAGATCAACAAATACCTGGCTGAGATGCCCGGTTGCTGATGGCGCGAAAACCTCTCTGGCTTTCGATAATCTCCGGGCCAAAATGACAAATATCAAAAACACCTGCACCCGTGGTGTAGTGAAACCTGATATTTACATCACAACCCAGACCGTTTATGAAGGCTACGAATCTCTGGCTTTCGGCAAATACACCCCGACCGACAAGTCCGGCGCGATCGATCTCGGATTCTCCGGCGATCTCGTGTTCGGCGGCAAGCCGGTTGTGTTCGGCGACAAAATCGGTTCTGGCAGAATGTATGCTCTCTCGAAAGACTGCTTGAAGTTCCGCGTCAAGGGTCTGAAAAAGAGCGACGATTCTCCGTTCACCATCGAAGGTCCGTTCAACATGATGCCTCATCAGAAGGCGTATGTATGGGTAATGACCCTCGAAGGCGCTCTGACTGCCAATATGTTCAGACAGCTTGGCAAGATCAAGAACATTTCGTAACCTCGCGGCGGCTGGGTAACTCCAGCCGCTTCATTCCATTTCGCTCAAGGAGTATTCAGAATGTCTGAAGTAATTTCCGGTGTTCATCTTGGCGTCCCCATTGCACAGAAAGATGGCCGCATGGTCGTCTATGCAATAGTTCACGCAGCTCTGACTGCATTTCAGCCTTATGCTGTTCAGCCTTCAGCAAACACAGCCGACCTCGACAGAGACGGTGTAGCCGATAACGACGGCACCGCAGTAACCGCAGCCCCGGCAACTCTTGCAGCACTTCATTACGTCGGAGTCCCTCAGAAGGACTACGCTATTGGGGAAGTGGCGGAGCTTGTCATCGGCGGTGCGTGTAAACTCAAGGTTGGTGCCGAAGCTGTTGTCGCTGGCGACTATCTCGAAGTCCTCAATACTGGAACAGTATTTGTCGTAGACGGCACAAGCGGTTCAACCACCAGAAGCACTAAATCTCTGGCCTATGCCTGTTCTCCGAACGCTGGTGCGGCTGCAACCATCAACGCGCAGATGCTTGCCGTTCCAGGCATTGTTTCCGCATCGTAACTTGCGGGCCGGGGTAACACCCGGCCTTTCACTATAGGGAGAATACAGAATGTATCATTTCGATCATATTCCGCCCGGCAAGAAGCCGGTACAAAACGCTAATGGCGAATGGGTTCTCGAACCGATGAAGGACGACAACATCGACGATCTCAGAGCCATGAACGCTGAAAAAGATGCAATTATTAAAGACCTGGAAGGCCAGATCGAAACTCTGAAATCAGAGCTGGCGAAATTCCACAAGGCGACAATGGGAGGCAAGAAAAATGCTTAACTTCGGCCAGGCCATTGAAGCAATGAAAGTAGGCTCCAAGGTAGCCCGCGATGGATGGAACGGCAAGGGTATGTGGATTGCACTGCAGGTTCCAGACCAGCACAGTAAAATGCAGCAGCCATATATTTATATGTGCCCCGTAGGTGGCAAACTTGTTCCGTGGCTTGCAAGCCAGGCTGACATGCTTGCGAATGACTGGCTGATAGTAATTTAACATTCCCGGAGGCTCTGGCAGATGAATTTTAATACCCTCGTTACCGCTATTCAGAATGAACTGAATGACTTTGGACCCAGAACCAGCACAAGAATTGTGCAATGGGTAAACGAAGGCCATAAGTTTATCTGCCAGAGCCGCCGTTGGAATTTTCTTCGCGTCAGGGAGTCTGACGAAATAACCATCGCTCCGGCTGGGTTCCCATTCGACATCGAGGCAAGCATTACTGTCGCAACAACAGCGACTCCAGCGAAGAGTATTCAGCAGGTATGGGACGTGACGGACGGAACTTATGACGTTCTCGAACAGACTACTGCAGAGCAGTTGCGCGACCACTTCCCCACAGATTATGCGCAGAGCGACTCGCCGACTCTCTGGTATTACGTTACCGGCAAGACGATCAAGGTTTTTCCAGAAACATCAGATGATAGAAAGCTGATTTTCAGCTTCGAGAAAAAAATACCAGATTATGCCGCCGGCGCGACTACCGCGCTGCTGATTCCAGACGAATATGTTGATGTGCTAAAGAACTATGTTTTGTTCAAGGCGTATCTGTATAAAAACGATCAACGGTCAGCATTATTCAGTCAGGCGTACCAGAGCTTATTGAAGGCCATGGTTGAAGCCGAAGCCAACAAAGCCGGCATAATTTACGACAGCCCGGAATCGAAGTTTTATAGGTTCCCTTCGGTGGTGGATAACTCGTGAAAAACAGAACAGATTACCCAGGATTTTCAGGTGGCATGTGTTCTGTTGCCTCCGGCGAGAAGTGCCTGCCAAACCAATTACAGGAAGCAAGAAATGTCATCATTTCAGATAATGGGATCATACGAAAGCGCCATAGTATCACGCAGAATCTACCGCAGATTTACCCGGATTTTGTGCTTGATGTTGCTGCTGCTGGTGTTGTCTCTGCTCACGATAAAAAATTATATCTCGCTGGCGTCGCGGCACATACTTACACTACTGGCGGACTAGGTCAATTTATGACCTCTGACGGCGGGACCATTCACTCTAACGGTTCCGACGCGATGGTTGTATGTTCCGTTAATCCAGCTCAGGCCGTTCTCGGTGCTCCGCTCAGCAGGATTCTTTTCAAGCATAACGACAGGGCTTTCGTTGCCTTGAATAATGTGGTCTATGAAACAGCTCCGGGCACTTATCCGAGTCATACAGTGGATAACTTTGCCGGCGGTGCGAGCTGGACTATAGGCGACACAACCCAGAACGTAACTGGCCTTGGCTCGATTGGCAGGAACCTTTTAATTTTTAAAGAAAAATCGATTTACGTTCAGGTCGGCTACACGAAGAACGAGCGCCAGACCTATATCCTTACCGATAGATATGGTTGCTTATCGCCTGATACAATAAAGAATGTAGAGCTGATCGGTCTTGGTAGCGCGGTAATGTTTTTGAGCGAATCGGGCCGGCTTTGCGCAGCAACCATGTCTGGTGTTATCGAGGTCGGCGACGCGGTTCAGGATTATCTGGACTCGATTTATTTCAGCACTCCGGTAAACGAAAAAGCACTCGCATCATTCATGCACCGTGCCAGGGCTGCAGTTTTGCCCGATGGATTTTATATTCTTTCATTTGCCACCTCAGCAGCAGATACTTATGCTGCGTGGGGTCAGGCGTTGTGCGTTAATCTCAAACAGCCATACCAATCTCAATTTAATGGTATGCGCTGGCCGATAACTCTCTGGAAAAACACCGGCGCTGCAGACAGCCTGAATACATCATTTCTTGCAATGTCGAGCGAGCAGAAGGGCGCAACCGGGAAAGCTGTCGTGCTGATCGGAATAAATACTGCACTGGGTTATGCCGTTGGCAATATCAGCCCGCTTTATTTTCAGGACTGGGAACTCGACGCCGGGGCATCGCCGGTTTATAAGTTTATCCATTTCAAGATCAAAACCAAGAACGACGAAGCCGACGATGCTCAATACGAAAAGATATGGCACGATGTCATCATCAAGGCAACGAATATGTCTACGTCGTCTATTGGCCTTGCTGTGTTCAATTTCCTTATAACACAGGAAATAGATTACAACCTGACGATGTATGATGCCAATCCTATAACGAATGTCGCTTTTAAGCCGGTTGTATATCAGGAGTCGCCCGGAAGCTGGGGGGCTGGAGAATCGCCCCCATATTATCCGCTTGGCGTTCGCCGAACAATGGTCTACGAGATCAGGCATAATATCGTTGGTGGCGGCAGGAAAACCGCTATGGTGTTAGAATCGTTTGCGGTCGCACCGATGGCTACATTTACTTCAAACAACGACGATCTTCAGATTCACTCGATGTCGCTACTGTTTGATGTTGGTAATACCGGATGAGCAATATTGTTGAGCAGTATGGATTCCCCGAAGCGCCCGCGTTCAATACCAGGGCGCTTATTGATTTTATCAACTCATTTACCGATGTAATAAGTTTTACCGTTGTTACCGGTGGAACAGAGGTGGCAATACCTCATAAATTAGAGGCTATCCCAAGACAGGTTTTTCCTGTTATCCTTGAGGGAGATACAGTTAGCTTTGCAAACGTCTTTGCCGGAACGACCGCATGGACGACGAGCAATATCTATTTAACGGCTTCGCTGCCGGGCACATATCATGTAATCCTCAGGAGATAGTTTTATGGCAAACCTTTTGGATAAAATAAAAGAGGCGGGGCGAAGTTTTGATAAAGCCGTAATCCAGCCAGCGGTCAAGGGAATAAAAGACCCCGTCGGACAGTTTAAGAAAAATACCGGCAGGGTTGTTTCTGAAACTGGAGAATTTTTAGATGAAAACATTGGCAGACCAATTACTGACGCGATAAAGGACGTAGAACGAGCTACCGGTTTTAAAACAACACCAACGCCAGAATCGGTAAAGCCTAAAGTTAATCAGGATGCAGCCGACGCAATGGCTCAGTATGGGAAAATGGTAACCGGACAGGCTGGTCAATTCGACCCTGCTCGGTATGGCCCGAATACGTTTCAGGCCAGAACATTTACTCCGACCCAGACCGATTCGTCTACTCGGATGCCCGGAACTTACCAGCCCGGTCAGATTCCAAATGCACCGACAAAACTCTCAGCGACCAGCATAACACCTACTGGGGTAGTGGCGGCTCCAGTAAATACCGTAGGAACAGTCCAGGCGCCCACAGCTCCCGGAATGATGAACGCGCCACAGACTCCACAGAAGACCACAACCCCGCAACTACAGAATGTTTCTGGTATTCCGCTGGGTATGCAGAATTACAACCAGCAGGTTGATACCTCGCAGGAGCAGGCAGCGGTCAGGCAAGAACTGTCGCGGTTGAGCAATCCCATGCAGCTGCAGTCTGGATACGATCCGAAGCTCAGGCAGACTTATGTCGATATGGCAACCAGCGGTCTGCAGCAGCAAAAAGAACAGGCTCTTGCTCAGCTCAAAGAGGAACAGATGAAGGCTGGGAATTATGGCAGTTCTGTCGGCCAGAAGGCAATGGCTGATCTTTCGTCGCAGTTCGACAGGCAGGTAACCGAAGCTGGTAAGCAGGCCGACATGATGCAGATGGAAGCAGAGCGAGAAGATCGGTATAGGAACCTGTCAGCAGAACAGGCTCGCTCTGGAATGGTTCTCAATACTGCCGGTGCAGGCGCAAATCTGAACCTTTCTTCTCAGGGATTCTCAAGAGACACTACTTCTCTTCAGAATCAGGCAGAAGCTCTTAAGGCTGATTACGCCAGACAGGGTATTCAGATCGACAATAATACCGCAATGCAGATGGCTGAATTTTCTTCTGGTCAGAATCAGCAGGACTTTTCTAACCGCATGGCTCAGACTGGTATGACGAATCAGAACATCCAGCAGCAGTTTCAGAACCAGATGTCGGCGGCAGGATTCAATGTCCAGCAAGCTCAGCGGCAGTTTGTAAATGAAATGACCAGAGCCGGCTTCACTTCTGACGAAGCCCAGAAACTTTTCCAGAATCAGATGACCGGTTTGAATTTTAATGCTGGTCAACAGCAACAGGGTTTCCAGAATGAAATGACTGCAGCCCAGATGAGAGAGGCGGGTCAGATGGCTGGATATGAATCAGATTGGCGTCGATATGCCGCTGGTCAGGACGAAGCCAGATATACCGATACTCTCAGGAATCAAGCCGGATTGTTTAACATCGGTCAGGCCGATACTGCAGATGTCAGGAATTATGGTGTTTATCAGGATGCAATGCGCGGTCTTGCCACATACGGCAGCGACCGGATAGACCCACAGAGCAGAATAAATTACGAATTGTGGCTAAAGGAACAGCAAGACAAAAATGCCAGACTTGGCGCGACCATCGGCGCAGCTGGCACAGCAGCGGGCGCAGCGATGGGGGCAAGATAATATGAAAAAAACCTTTCAGGATATTCTTTCCTCGGTTAAAACAGCACTGACCAGCGATACCGGCAAGGCTATCGGTATGGGTATTGCGAGCACAGCGGCAGGCGCATTACTTGGCGGCGAAGCTGGCGTTCAGGCAGTAGGCGCTCTCGGCTCTGCGGTTCAGAACGCGAGAGAACGTAAAAAACGTGAAGAGCGGGAAGCGGAAGACCGCGATCTCAGAAAGCTGCAGATGACGAAAGCGGAGCTCGATCTCGAATCGTCTCGCGAAAACATAACCGGCAAGCGGCTGGATAATATGAAGAAGGTTTTCGGCAACGCCGTGTCTGGTGCATTTATGCCGTATGGCGGAACGACGGGTAAGGCAACCGATAAATACGGCAAGATCAGCGCACACGATGTCGCGATCGAAAAAAAAATCGGCAAGGTTCAACAGTTAGTAGACCCAAAAATAACGCCGGCGCCATTAACCGGTCCAGAATCTTTGACTGTAGACGACGAAAAGCAGCTTCAGAAGAATCTCGAAAAGATTCAAACTTCCGGCGCACAATATGGTGCCGACGCAATAATGAAAGCTGGCGCTGCCGGTGCCGGGAGAGAATTTCTTAGAAAGAATCGTCAAGATTTGGCAAAGGAATTGCAGGCGAAAGGCCTTAATCCAGCGCAAGAATCAGCCGCATGGAGAGAGATGCAGGAACAAATTGCACCTGGTTCTATTGCCCGCGCAAAAGAAATGCTTGCCACAGAACCGGAATATACCACCAAAGAGGCGTTTGCTGAAAATTGGCCTGCGGCTGTTGGTTCTGTTGCCGGCGGCTTTATCGGTGCAATGCCTGGTGTAGCGTCGCTTAATATTCCGTTGGCGATAGCCGGAGGAAGCGCCGGATTTACTGCCGGAAATTATGCCGGAAGGGCCTATGACGAATGGATGGCAGGCCAGAAAGATGTAGCCCCGACTCCCGCAGTTGCGGGCGCAGACAAAACGGCCGCAGACATGGCTGCATATTCGATGTCTCTTGAAGCTAAAATGCTTTTAAGAAGCATCCTCAAGACCGCTTCTCAGCCCCAGAATATTCCGTCGGTCATCCAGCAGCTGCCGCAACTGCAAGATTTTAAAGCATTGCCGGTTGGCGATCAGGAAAGAATTATGATTGAGTTGCAAAATAGAGTCCAGCCAGAACGCGGTATAGGGATGAATTACGGGATTCCGAAAGAGGTAGAATCATTTAGAAATACCATTAACGATATGGGAAGCTGGGCGACGAGGAAGTTAGGTATCGGCGGGTAATTCAGTTAACAATCAGTGGGGTTCGTGTTAAAATTTCAGTAATTGAACTGGAGGAAATAGCATGAGCCTCATTGATGTTTTAGAACGAATTAAAAAGCAGTCTGAAGATAAAAAGGCAGCGGACTACCTGAAACAAACCGTTCCGGTTTCGATGCTTGGTATTGCCGGCGGTATGACACCCGGCTTTGAAATATTGAGTGGTGCAAGCACTCCGCCAGTTTACAGAGAACCAGAACCGGTACCAGAACTTCCAAAAATGGGATTGCTTTCCGAGTTCGGTCATTCCTTGGCCCGTGTTCCGTCTCAAGCCGTAAGCCAAATTGCAGACATGGCTGCTTTTGTTACCGGCAGCAAAGGTTTACATGAGTTCAGCGAAATTTCCCAGCAACTCGGACGAAAGGATTTTGCGTCAGATGCCCCTCAACTTTCTAGCATGGATGAGCTTAGCAATGCTTCTGTTGGTGACTTTGCCAGATACGCAGTAGCAGAATCGGGCCAGGCTATCGCATCGATCGGCTCGATGATGATACCAGGCGCAGCCGCCCGCGTAGTTGCAGCCCCGGTCGTAAAAGCATTGATCGGCTATTCGCCGAAAATGGCAAAGCTCGTATCTGTTGTCGGTGGCGCAGAAAAAGCAGCCGAATACATTTCAGCTTACGCTGGCGGCTCATTGCTCGAAGCCGGCTCGATCTCCGCAGATGCTTTCCATAAAACCGGCGAAATGCCAGAGCGATTGCGCGTGGCTCCAATGGCTCTGGTTGCTGGCGCTCTTGAGGCGATGGAACCAATTTTACTGTTATCAAGAGTGAGGAAGCTAATCCCAGACATCGCAGAAGAAGCCGCGAAAAGGTCAGCCAAAGACTTGTCGAAATACGTTCTTAGTTATTTCAAGGATGTCGGACTTGAAGGTGTTACGGAATTTTTTCAAACGCCAATAGAAGAGGTTGGCGCGGAATACGCATCCGGGAAAACATTTCTGGAGTCGGTTAAGAGCCTCGGATGGGATTCTCTTGCCAGAGCAACCGCAGCTGGTATCGCCGGCTCAGCTGGCGGTGGTTTAATGCGTGGAGCTGCAGACACCGGAAATTTATTCCTCACAAAGAAACAGATCAGCGAGGTCGACCCGGCTGCACCCCCGACCACAGGGCCGAATACCGATATTACTATTCCCGAACCGGTCAAACCAACGCCGGGCGCTCAGTCTCCGGCGGCTCCCGCTTCGGCAGCAGACGAGGTTATACCGCAGCAGTATCAAGATCAGTTGATGGGGGCAGTGGAGAAAGCAAAGCAGACTGCACATAAAGCCGACATTGGCGAAAACGATCATCCGGTACAGGCTGGCGCGAAAAAGCTTATCAGAAAGATCAATGACACTCTTGCCGGCATTGGCGTTACCGGTGACATGGTTAATCAGTTCGCCACTGAAGTCGGTGGCGCTCCGATAGAAGCAATGGAGTTGCCGCAGCTGCAGCAGGTATATCAGGCTGCGGTCACAATGGCAGCTCAGGGGCATAGTGTTGCTGCTCCTATTCAGGCACCACCGCCCCCAGCACCTATGCCGGTGTCTCAGCCGCCGATTATGCAGCCGCCGGTTCAGCGTGAGAATCTCGACCAGGCTTTAGCTATCGCACAGCAGCGGGCGCAGATGCCGCCAGTTCAGCAGTCGGCACCGCAGATGCCCGCACCGGTTCGTCAGCCGATGGGGATTACCCAGCCGGAAATGGAGCCGAGGCAACTGGTACCGGTGCCCAAGCTCCCGACCGTCGAACAGATAAATGCAATGGAGCAGGAAGAACTGGACTCAGCCCGCAAAGCCATAGGTGGTGTTTTGTATGCGAAACCTGACGAATACCCGGTAGAGGTAATAGAAGCTGCCGATACTCTTGATGCCGCCGTTGCGAAACGACAGGAATCGTTGAATATAAAGCGAGAAGAAGAAGATGCAAAGCCTATTTTTGCAAAGCACTTCCCGCATGAGTCTGGCGATATTTCTGCAGAATTGTCTTACGCGGTAAAACCAGAAGAATACCAAAGGATATATGGCAAGCCTGGCGCGATTGTATCGATTCAACTTAAAGGCAAGGGCCTTAAATCTGAAACCGGGTTTAAGTCTGTCGCTGGCGTAACTACCTCGGACACCAGTGTAGAAGGATTGCGCGGGTTGATGGAAAGGGTTGTTGCCCAGGAGTCTAAACCAGCGCAGACTATACCGACAACGCCTGAGCCGACATCTCTCAGGGCGGTAGTCGATAAATTCGATCACGAAGAATTTAATAAGCCCGATTTTAAGCCCGATACCGTTTATCGAAGCAGAATGGTTAAGGCTCGACGTGCTCTTAAGGCCGCAATCAAAAAAGCCGGAAAATTAACTCCGTCTATCGATATTGCTATCGAACAGATGAAAAAATTTAACGGGCTGAGAAGTATAGCCGACATGGTCGATGCCGAAACTGCGACTCCAGTGCCTGCTTCTGTCTCTACACCAGAACCAGAACCAGAACCGGAACTCACCATCGAGCAACAGCTTGCCGAAGCAAAAGAGCAGCTGAAGCAGGCTGAATATCAACCGGTAAAAGCAGGCGGCGTTCCGGTTCTCGATGCTCGCAAGGAAGATTACAAGCGGCAGCTTCGCGAGAAAATCCAGAGGCTCGAAGCTGAAATACCAGCACCGGCACCAGAACCGACTCAGGAGCCGACTCAGTCGGCGCCCTCTTACGGCGGAACGAATACGCTGGTCAGTAAATCGAGATATGAAGAACTGAAGGCAAAATTCAATTCCAAGACCAAGAACATTACCTCTGGTATAGACCCAGAGCTTATGGCCATTACTGCGGAAATGGCGGTATATCATCTCGAAGCCGGAGCCAGAAAGTTTGCCGACTTTGCGAAAGCGGTTATCGCAGATGTTGGCGAAAGTTTCAGGCCGTATCTGAAGTCGGCTTACATGGGCGCAAAGTATTTCCCCGGGGCGGAAAAGTATCGTGCCGAAATGGATTCCGAAGCAGACATCGATGCTGCCGTCGAACCAGCTGCGCCTGCTGCTCCGGCAGTCGGTAAGGTCGGAGAAATAAACATTCCAGCATTGTCTGAAGCTCTCGTTCCTACGGTCGAATCTCTTTTAACTGCGGATAAGCCTATGGATAATCGGCAGCTGAAAAAAGTCATGCTCGACTTGGGCGTCGACATTTCAGACCCGAACTACAATCATAAAATAACCCAGGAAGCGATCGAGGGCGCAATCGTCAGGGTTATTAGGAAAAACAATCTTTATGGAAATTACGATGCCCTGATTAAGCTCTACGAAAACCAGCCCCCGCTTACCGTCAGGACTGCCGACTCGATAAAACAACAGGCATATTCTACGCCCGTTCCGCTGGTTGCCATGGTTACTGATGCTATCGGCGCAATAAACAATGGGGCCGTTATTTATGAGCCAACCGCCGGCAATGGCTTACTTCTATCTGGCTTGCAAGGAGACTACACCTACTATCTTAACGAAATAGACAAGACAAGAGATCAGATTCTTCGGAGTCTGTACCCAGAATCAGAGATCAGCAATCAAGACGCGCTGACGTTCGACCCGCCGATTAAGGTAGATGCAGTATTCACAAATCCCCCGTTCGGCACCATGGATAAATCTGTGGATGTAAAAACAACCGGAGAGCTGAAAATATCTGCGCCGGTAACAAAACTCGAACATGCTATCGCATGGCGAGCGCTGGAGAACATGAAGGACAACGGGAAGGCTGTTTTGATAATGGGTGCAGAGAAAGAAAACAAAATCTCTGGTAACGCCAAGTTTATGAGACTTTTATACAACCAGTATAATATTACTGGACATTTCGAACTGTCTGGCGATCTTTATGGTAAGCAGGGTGCGAAGTGGCCGGTAATGGTAATAACCATCGAAGGGCGAAAGTCTTTTCCGAAGGATTTCATTAACCCACCGACACAGGTGAGAAGGGCGGAAAATTGGAATGAAGTTAAACAAATCGTCTCAGGAATCCAGCCAGGAATTTACATCAATCGGCAGCCTGACACTACCGTTGAACAAAGAACAGATACGCGACCGGAAACAGGTGTCAGGCCAGCTGAGGGGATTGCTCAGCAGGGCCGCCCGGAAGACACTCAAAAACAAGAAAGACCCAGCGATCTTGCTGGAGCTGTCTCTGCCGTTGTTGGAAGTGGCACCGGGAGACAACCCAGACCAGATAGCCGACGCGATACTGAACCGGGAAGAAATACAGGACGGGATCAGCAGGAACCTGCAGTATCAACCGGAGTCGAGCGACGAGAAGACACCCGACCTGCTGAGCGATCTCGTGTCGATGATACTGGGGTAGTGGAAACAGAGCTGCAGTCTGCCTACGCTCCGGTATCAAAAAGCCAGAGCGTTAATTCTTTGGTTCCGGTCAACCTGAAAAATCCTATTGAAAGTGCCCTCAAGGATGTTCTGAGCGAAATCGACGAAAGCAGCCTCGATGATTATGTCGCGCACCAGCTCGGTTACGAATCAGCAGACGACCTGTACCGAAACGGTCAGCAGATTTTTTCTGGCGAGCAGATCGATGCTCTGTCTCTGACATTCCGAAATTTTCAGAGAAATGGCGGCACAATCATTGCCGATCAAACCGGCGTAGGCAAGGGCCGCGTTGCTTCTGGCGCTATCCAGTGGGCCGCCAATAATGGCAAAATCCCGTTGTTTGTAACAGAGCGAGCAGACCTATTCAATGACATTTACCGAGACATGGCAGATACCAACGGCGGACACCTCAGGCCGTTTATTTTCAACGCTGATGGCGTAATGCTCGATAATAATCAGAAGCAAGTTTACGCCCACAGCCCCAGTGTCTACAAAGCCGTGTTCAAGAGAATCAGCGAGGGTGATTACTCCGACTTCGTGGGCGAGAATAAGAAGTTCGACTACATGGTGGCTACTTATTCTCAGTTCAATACCGAAAACAACAGGAAGTTCGCCGCCGTTCTCAGAGCGCCGAAGGGCTCTTTGATTGCGATTCTCGACGAGGCACACAACGCCGCTGGAGAAGAAAGCAATCAGGGCAATAACTTTTCGATGCTGATAGACCCTGAAAATACCTCTGGCGTTCTCTACCTCTCCGCCACATGGGCAAAGCGTCCTGAGCAGATGAAGAATTATCGTAGAGCGTTTGGCAGAGCCGGTCTGACTATTGATGAAATAAACGCCGCCTTCCAGCGTGGCGGTATCGCTATTCAAGAAATGCAAGTAGCAAATATGGCTCGGAACGGTTCATATCTTAGAAGAGAGCAAAGTTATGCCGGGGTCTCATTCGAGAGGCTTGTCACGGAAGATGAAGCGAAAAGTGGTCGGGAAATAAAACAGGCTGATGAAACCATGGAGCGCATCAGGAAAATTATTGAGCTTGGAGCCGAGGCAGATCAGCTTAAGCCCAAGATAGATGATTTGCTCCCGGATGACTTCAAGGGGGCTGACGCCAAAGGCAATTACGTTACTGCTACCGCCGCTCAGCCAACGTCTCCGTTTTCTTCGGTTCACAATTATGTGTCTTCGTTCCTGTCTGCACTCAAAGCAGATCAGGCTGCAGACGAAGCAATATCGATGATTGAAAAAGGCCAGAAGCCGGTTATTTGCATTCAGAATACTCGCGGCTCTCAGATGGATTTTATGATCGACATCGGCAAAGGCAAACTGAATGAGCCTTTTTCTGGTACTTTTGCCGATACGCTTGAATTGATGCTCGAAAAAATAACCACCATTACGGTTACCAGCCCGTTCGATAAAAGCAAGCAGCTCACCGTGAAAATTCCGATTGATAGATACCCTCCGGCGTTTGTGGCTGCCTTTGAGTCGCTCCGGGAAGAAATATCTGCTGCCGACATAAAAGATATGCCGTTCTCTCCGATAGACTATGTAAAGAACAAAATAGCCAAAGCCGGCTACTCGATGGGCGAAATTACGGGCAGGGATAAAGTTCTTGATTATTCTGGCGATACTCCGATATTGAAGCTGCGCGACCCGAAAGAGCAGAGCATCGAAGGCAAGCAGGAGACAATCAAGAAATTCAACAATGGCGAACTGGACGCGATGATATTTAATGTCGCCGGCGCAACAGGAATGTCTCTGCACAGCAGCGTTAAATTCAAAGATCAGCGCCAGAGAATGATGCTGATTCTGCAACCGTTCGATGACATCAATAAGTTTATGCAGGCATTGGGCCGCATCCACAGAGTAGGCGAGATAACCGACGAAAAAAAAGTAACCAGCCGACTCGATGGCAAACCGGCTGCATACGGTTATCCGGGCTACAAATATCTGCAGTCATCTCTCGATATGGAAGTGCGCCCCGCGATCCAGATCGAAAAGAAAATGAAGTCCTTGAACGCGAATACCAGCTCTAACGCGAAAGGACACCAGAAGGTTTCTGAGGTAGACGTAATGAACCAGTATGGCCTTCAGGTTATGCGCGACTGGGTTTCTGCGAATCCCGACGCCGCATCCGAAATAGGCTATGACGGCTCTGCCGATCTGACGAAACCTGAGCAGATTACCGGGCGCGTGGCAATTTTGCCGAATCAGGTTCAGGCAGAGTTCTGGAACGAGGTCTTGCAAAACTATCAGGAGTTAATAGAGCAGCTCGATGCCTCTGGGACAAACGACCTTGTTATCCCGACCTATAAAGAAGCCAACGCAAAGACGCTCGATAAAAAACTGGTGTTCGGCGAAGAAGGGAATCCCGATACACCGCCGATTTATGTCGAGCGCGTGGAAATGACAATAGAAGGGAATCCGACCTCATTCGATGCCGCAATGACTCGCGCAAAATCCGGCTCAACTATTACTGACGAGCAGGTTAAATCCAGGGATGGCGAGTTCGAAGAATTTATCAGATTGAAAATAGCAGAGC